TTGACATGATGACTGGAGCTGCATCCAGTGTTGCATTATCTATTGTGTATTCCGGATTTGAAGGACCTTCTGTGGCTCCTGATGGAGAGACAACAATTGTGCATGATCCAGCGGTGTTGATTGCTGCAAGAAGTGTTTCAATCTCGCCAACGCCATAGGAAAGAAAGAGGTCAAGGTTTACTGCGACTGTTTGCAAACCTTTTGTCCCGCGATGACCTGTGTCTGCCAGCGATGTGCTGTCTAAAATATCGAAGCCAACCATGACCTCACATTTTGAAAGTTGATCCGATACGTCGTATGGGGTGCCACCTGAAGGGGTGATTGTGCAAGTAGCACCTGCGAGGAATGTTGATGTTGCCATTGTGGCTCCTTAGTTTCTACGCACCGCTATTGCAACGGTGAGATCGTATGTGGGTATATCTTGCCCGCCGTAGACCGCGTTCCCTGGACGGGCGTCGGTTACTGCGATGGGCGAGTTCATTATTGTGTCAACGGTTGACATGAGATAATCGCCGGAGTCCTGATTGCCTGGAGGAGCAGCCAAGACTCTGACGGGTATCCGAAAGTCGCCGACATTGTAAGTGAAGGATGTCATGACAGGAAGTTCAATCATGACTGACATTGGGCGCGCGTTTCGGGGATCTGTGACGGGTTTGAGACCGAGGGCTGTGAGTTGTGTTTTGATTGCGTTGACGGCGTCGACGAGGATTCCTGTTGCAGCCATTAGGCGACCTGGGGTCTTCCGCAGCCAATGAGAGCCATGATGCGTCCCATTGTTGAGGGGATGGGGATTGAGGACATTGAGTCGAATGAGGCGAAGGAGTCTGCTGACCCGCGCTCGCGATACAGGGTTGAGGCATAAAGAATTCCGCCCAATTTCACGGCAGCATCTGGAACAACGCTTTGAGAATCTGTGTAACCCGCTTCGCGACGCTTGCGATAGATGTAGGAGTTTGCAGCTGCTACGCAAGTAGTGATGAAGGCGGTGTCGTTGGCGGTTGCGACGTCAATTCCTAAGAATTCAAGAACCATTGCATTAGTGATCCAACTGATACTGGGCGTAAAAGTGACTGTGCCTGTAGCAGTTGAACGAGTAAAGTCGTCGCCTGCGTTGACATAGAGAAACTGGTAAAGACGAATTACATCGGAGTCAAATTCAAGGTCGCCCTCTTCAGATACTCCAATGAATTCAAAGTCTTGTGTTGAGATGACGGTATGCGTACCAGAGAATCCATGTGATGCGCCTGCAATGACAACGGAGTCCCCGACTTGAATGCCAGTCTCAACAAAGGTCTGAAAAACGGCGTACCCATCGAGGCGCGTGTGAAACGCGAGATCGTAAGTAGCCATCGTTCAGTCCCTCTAGTTCGCCTGAATCAGACGAATGCAGCCTTGATGCTGAGTGTTGGGTCAATAAGTTTCGATGCCCAGTAGCCCCTGAACGCAATTTGGCGGGAGAGCTGCGAAGGCATTTCTACGGAAATTGCGCCCTTTGCATTTTCCCAGTTCTCGAGGGCACGAGGGTCAAGGATTGTCATGCCGAGTGCGGTCAAGTTGCGGTCAACTACTACGCGAAGCCCGAACGCAAATGCGCCCATTGTGCTAGCTGCGTTGAGTGAGCCGTAAGCATTCATTGGTCCAACCTGTGGGAACAACGGACGGTCTGCGGTATCGCTCAATGATCCCATCAACTTCCAGACGTTTGGACTGACTGCGAGCAAGGAAGGCAAGTTACCATTCGAGCCGGTGAGGATGTCTGCTGCTGCGGTGTACATCCACTCAACCCAATATGCAGGATCTGCAATAGATGCGTTTGCAAAGTTGTTGCTGTTGGTTGTACCTGTCTGCAACTCTGAACAAGCGAGCAGATCTGTCCGATCTGCATATACGCGAGCCATGTCGTCTAACAAAGCGCCGAGCACTTCTGGCTGTGACCAGTCAAGTGATGCTTCTGAGATTTCAACATATCCACCTTGAATTGTCTTAGTGATTTGTACATCGTTGACTTCAAATGCTGATGCGGTGATGGTCGTGTTCTGAGTAGCGGTGCCAATACTGGAATGGACTGAGACCACAGGGCGAATGAAAATTGAACCACCCTGGGGCATTTGGCGAACTGATGTGGCATCCACAAGAGGGCGCGAGCCTACAAACGAGTTGAAAATTGGCTGAACAATCGGCGTCGGGATCACTCCTGGAATGTCCGGCGTTGTGATGTCTGGCGCAGCTGCACGAATGTTTTCATTCAACTGTGCAAAGTCGTGACCACCGCGAACAAATGAAGCGATGTATTCAGATGCTGACGGAAGTTTGAATTCGCGTTTTGCACTTGCGAAGATTGGGGATGTTGGGATGGCGTCGGGCGCGGAGGCTTCGACTTGGGTTTCTTGTGACATTGTTTCCTCCTGGAGACTTGTGTCGGGTTGGGGTTCGTTTGCATCTTCTTCGACCTCTTCTGGGTCGTGTTCTGATGCTGCGATCTGTTCAATGACTGCGTCCGAGAATGCCGGAACGCTGACGATTGAGAGTTCTTGAAGGTCGGCGGATGAGACAATCATGACGCCGTTCTTGTCGTATTTGAACTTTTTGGGGACTGCACCGACGGAGACCGAGTCGTATGCGGACATCTGGATTAGTTCAACAACATCGTCGGCTGCTTTTGAGCGGGCGAATGATGCTGAGAATCCGAGTCCGTTGTCGAGGTCGACAAGTTCGGTAACGATGCCGATGGGGCGTCCGTCGTGGTTTTCAAGAAGTCGCGCGGGCTTGGCATTCAAGTCAAAGGCTCCGCGCTTGAACATGACCTTCTCTCCGCCTGAGACGGTTGCGACGGTGTCCCAGGGGACTGCGATGCCGGTGATTGTGCGCGGTGCATCTTCTCCAGCTGCTGCGTCAAGAGTGACGGGGACTGCGGTGAACTTGATCATGAAGGAATCTCCTCGAGGTCGGGCACTTCTGGTTCGACAAGTGCGTCGTGCATTTCGCCAATGGCAAGAAGGTCATCCGTATCGAAGCAGACATAGCGTCCGCGACTAAGAACATCATTCATGCTGAGGCGAGATTCAATTGCGTGTGCGTACATTTGAGCACCGAATAGCCAGAGGTCTTGACGGGCTTGTGATGCATTTTGGTATGTCATTGACGCGCCTGGCGTCGGTGCAGAAACAAGGTAGGCAGGAACTGAACACATACGGGAAAGGTCAAGAGCTTGATATTCGCGTTGCGCTGCGTTGACTTCAAGCGGGTCGCGGTCAAATTCGACAAAGTTGACGTAGTTGTTTAGTGCGCCAATGACGTTTCCTTCGCGACGAGCCTGTGCCCATTGTGCAGCGAGGTCTCCGAGTTCTTCGCCGGACATTGTTTCTCCAGCTGCGGTTTGCTGAAGATAGCCAGGGACGGTCTCGATTGTTGCTGCGCGGTCTGCGTACTGATCAAGATGAGTTGCAATGTTGACGGAGCGTCGCCCTGAATACATGAGACCCGTTGTTGGCGCGAGGAAAGTAATGATTTGACTTGAGTCAAGTTGTACGCCGTTGAACTCAATTTCGTCTGGCATACCAAAGAATTGTGGACCTTGCTGATTTGGCGTCTGGATATTCGAAGATGGAAGCCATTCGAAACTCATCGGGCGTCCGTCGGTTGCGTTCCTTGAGGTGACTGCCCAGAAGGCGCGACCCGTCATCCAGAGATCCGTCACCGTGTTGGCAAGGATAAACTGACGCGGAACTTTCGGATCAGGGTTTTCCATCCATGATTCGTTTGGCACATAGATTTCTTCGTACTCGGTGCCGTTCCACTGCTTGATGTATTGACGGAACTCAAGTCCTGAGATAGTCGAGGCGAGAAGGTCTCTCGCCCGCGACACAGTTGGAAGACTAAGGGCGGTCTGCTCAAATGTCCCTGTTGTCCATGCATACATCGGCGGAATGCCAGAAATGCCGACACCGGCAGCGGCTTTGATTGGCGAAGATGCGAACTCAGCGGTTTTTATTTTTCGGGAGAAGAACGCCACAAATGGAGTCTCCCACAAACTTGTTGCAAATGCAACTACCTTCCGAACGCCATTGCTGCGCGCCCCGTGTTCGACGGGCGGGAAACAAGAGCTGCTGCAACGACAAGAAGTCGGGCTGCCTCAATTGGTCCGGGGCTTCGTTGGGATGAAATCACTACCTGACCGTTTGCCCTGGCAAGGACGGCGCGGTTGACATGGCTCGAGAGAAGTTCTTCGCCTCGGTGAAAGATTCGTTTCTCAAGAATTAGTGATCGCGTAAGACCCGTAAATTTGAGAACCTCGGCGTAGCCGAAGACCTGTCGTCGCCGTTCCAGTTTCTCGGGGGTGTGGAGATCGAGTGCCGGTGATATTGCCAGTCGCAACTTGGGGTCGTCGTCCATTGCCTTATTGACATGAACCCACATCTCTTTGAGGGACTCGGTTGAGAATTGAATTGTGGCTATGTTGTTGCCCTC